AAAAGCTGACTCCAGAAACTATCAATCCGTTAGTTAAAAGAGACGTTTCTGTTGATAGTGTGATCGAAGTAATTGATAGAAGTTTTTCATATCCTATGACAGCGCACGTAGGATTAAAGTTTGATTCTAGAACATTTTCTAGTTATCCAAAAAGAGAGTTTGATGTAAAAATGAAGAAAATTAAAGTGCCTTCAAATTATTATGCAATTGGAGGCAACGGATTAGATAGGCGCTATATCTATACTAGTCCAAACTTTGCTGGAGACCCAAGTAATCTTGATATTGCTTTTGTAGTAGATCAAAACATGGGATACGGGCAAAGACAATTGCTGCTTAGAAATATCAAAGAAATGATATCCAAGTTAGTGGCTGGATATACGTTTGTTAGGGCATCAATCTGGCAAACCTCTGCAAGTCAAAATACCACCCTAAATGAGAAAACAGGGGAAACCCTGATTGGCTTTACCTACTATGAAACTGATGACTTTTTTGAAATAGAGAGTCCAGACGCCACTGGCACATCTAATACAAACTTGTTAACAAAGTTAACTGTCGCATTAAATTTTTCAAATAAGATTTCTACTGACCCAACTGAAACTTCAATTGCTAATTTCTTTTTGAGGAGAAGTCAGTTTGGATTGACTGATGAAGCAGGGACGCTAAATGAAGATGATGTACTAAGTAAGATTTGGGCCAATACTGTTAGAAAAGTGGTATATTTTTCTGGATCAGAGCCAGAAACAATGTCGCCCAAAACCTATGCTACACTTCTGAACCATTCTCAAGAAAATGCAATTCAGATTTATTATATATTTAACGATGCCAATTCTTCTGGCACAAGAACTCTTAGAGAATTAGCGGTTGATTCGGGTGGAGGCAAGTTTAACTGCCGCCATGATTCAGATATAGAATTCCAAAAGTTTTGCAATAATCAATTCTATGATCATAATAAGATTTATTATGGCGATTGGGACGGGACATTCAAGATAGCTTGGACCGATAATCCAGCATGGATTTTGTATGATATAATTACAGACGTTAACTACGGTCTCGGGAATTATATAGACAATAATTCAATTGATAAATGGACGCTTTATGATATCGGCAGATACTGTGACGCAGTAAATGACAAAGGCTTCTTTGAAGGCGTATCTGATGGCAAAGGCGGGCTAGAACCAAGATATACTTGTAATATTTATTTCGGCAATAAAGACGAAGCTTACAAGGTAATCAAAGATATTGCGGCTATCTTTAAAGGAATAGTCTATTGGAATACAGAGGGTTTTTCCTTCTTTGCTGATCGTCCAAAGCAACCAATAATGTATTTTGCCAATTCTAATGTTGTCAATGGTGAATTTAATTATACAGAAACTGCAAAAAATCTTAGATATACTAGCGTAGAAGTTGTATATAACGATAAATTTGATAATTTTAAAACAAAGATAGAATTTATTGAAGATGTCGATGGCATTAGAACGTTTGGCCTAAATCCATTTAGAGTAAATGCTGCTGGATGCACTTCTCGCTCTGAAGCCAGAAGAATAGGAAGATACGTCCTTCATTCTTCAATGTTTGAGGCAGACACTGTTGCCTTTACTGCTGGATTAGAAGGTGCATATTTACAACCTGGTGACATATTCGCCGTTAGCGACGAATTAAAAAATGTAGCTAGAACGTTTGGTAGAATACTTTCTGTAGATACATTTGATGGCTCAATAAGAATCGATGGTGAATTCTCGACTGGATTAGACTCTGGTATATATATTCACATTCCTTCTGGGAATTATGCAGTCTCTGATCTGAACGCAATGACAGGTTCGGATGGATTTTTTAATGGAACCCTTGAAAACATACGAGCAAGAAGGCAGTCTCAAGTTAAAAGATTTAATATTTCTTCTTATACCGATCTTGATTATGGGTCTCTTTTAACCCTCACTGGTAATTTCCTTTTGAAGTCTGGAATAGTAGACGTTCACGTTGACGAAGGAAGAATTTCTGGATCAAGCCAAGTAACAGGAGAGACAAATCTAGATGGATCATTTTATGCATTTCCAGATGAAACTATTATCGCAGGAAATCCAAAGCTCGATACCGTTAGCTTTGAAGAAGTGTCTGGCGTACTAAGAGACTTGGAGATTGATGTTGACGTATCTGGCACTGGGTTAACTGGACAACTGATTGGAAATGAGTCAGACTGGACCGGCGTTATATCTTACTCTATATCTTCCAATTCTACTTTAACCGTAAATGGAAGTGTATTAGCGACGTTGAGCACAGATCAAATATATGCGGCTAGACTAACTACTGCTGGAGCAATTCAAGCCTCAACAACACTTGGTTCGCTTGATGCTGTTTTTTCAAATGCAGTATTTACTTCTGCCGCAACTGGTCAAGCAATTGTTGTAATCACAAGAGGCGCAGTAATAAGTAATTCTTTTAATGCATCCACAACTTGGTCAACTGATTACGGAGCCACTGAAATTTATAAAATTGGACGAGATTCTTCTGGAACTTCAACAAGCTTTGGGTATGCCTGCGCTTTTGTAAAAGGTGGCTACAGAATCGTAGAAAGAGCTTCAAAAGCCCAGAATGACTATGGAAGCTTAAGATTTACATATAGAAATCTTTTAGCGTTTTCTAAACTAAGAGGTTATTATACTTTCCTACAAGCTGAGATCGGAAATGCACAGCAATCAATATATGAAGAATGGACAGCGGGTAGAAAATATGAAGCTGGAAATATTATAAGATTTTTAGGAAGCGTATATACTTGTACAAGAGATCATAACTCAGACTATACAAATAACACGGGAGTATTTTCAAACGATTATGTAGTTGGAAATACAGCTAAATCAAAATGGCTACTTGGTTCAAATAATGGCTATTCTGTTCTTGGTTTTCCAAAAGACTTTTTTGGATCTCAAAAAACATACATAAATCAATCTCTTACTGCCTCTGGTGTATTACAAGCTTTTGCCACACTTGGAATTGAAATGTATAGTGGAGCAGGAGCATTCGGGCAAACTGACATAAGAACATTAAATGCTGAAAATGGAATCGGCTTCAGTGGGTTTGTTTATGGAACTGGATTTGAAAAAGGTTTTTATTCTTTAGGGTTAGACACAAGACCTCAAAATTTAGATTTAATTAATATTGGTAGCTTATATGTATTAAGCGGTTCTGGAGTAGAACCAAAACTTTATAAAACCATTGCCACAAAAGAAGAAGAAGCGAATCAATATGGTATCATTGGTATAGAATTTAATCAGAATAAAGAAGAGTTTATCGAGAGAGACATTATAGATACATCGCCAAATCTTTACGTAAAGTCGGTTTATGATGTAGTGATTAAGCCAGATTCGCCAACTTATATTACAGGCACTGGTATTTTTAATTCGACTGGCTTATATTTTAATTGGAATGCGGTAACAAGCACTCCAATCAATGGATATAAAGTCTACGTAAGCCGCCCAGATTATTCCTCTCCAACGGTGAGCGCAATGACGCAAGCTTATTTTGTAGCATCTGGTACAACTGGAATCACAATTGATGTAGCAAATAAATATGGTCAATACGACATTAATGTGTATGGGCAAGGAATAAATCCTTATAAACTGCTTTCTAATGAAAGCGCAGCTATTTCTGTAACTTATCTGCCGAGTCCAACCCTTACTGTTACTGGGCAAACTGTCCAATCAACATTTGTAAGCGGAATCTATGTTGAAACAGCAGATACCAGAAGTCTTGATTACAAAATATATTATACTGGAGGCAATCACTCTGGGTTAGGCGTTGGTAACTTTACTTCCAGAGATTTGACTTTTAGATGGGCCTATATGGACCCAACAGGCGGTATCATAAATTCTGTTGAGAAAATGAAACAGAATATATTCATGCCGTTAATCCCAAAAGTTAAAGTTTCTGTAATGGATATCGGTGGTCAAGTATTGCATCAAGAAGATCAGTTTCAAGGATTTTCGTATAAAATAGATATCCTTGATAATAAAAAATTTGTAAATAGAGAAGATAGCAACTGGCAGGCGACACAAGACTCAAGAAATTTTGGTCTTAGACTAGAAGTAACTGACAATACAAATAGAACATTTACTGGAACTTATTATGCCTATAATGTTCCTCCGCAGTTCTCTACTATAGAAGTAATTGACTGTTATCAAAATTCACCATACTATATTCTTTCTGGCTATTACGGCAATTCAACGTTTACTGGAATTGCTATTTGGGATGGCGGGACGGGCATTTACGAAACAATTTATGGTTCTGGGCTGAGAGAAACAGGCGGCGCACTATTAAGAAGCGAAGACGAGAGAGATATTTCTTTCTTTGACGTTTCTGGCGCATTCAAGAGTGCTACTGGATTCAATGGCACTGGAATAAGCGCAACAAGAAGCCGAAAAGGCATAAATATTAATATTAGAGGCTCAGGAACACAACCTGACTACGAAGCTTATGTAAATAGCTACGAAGATTTGATAAATTATTATAACAATAATGTAAAAATTAACGAGCCAGAAAAAACAAAAGAAGTTTGGGGTTCTGGGCACTATGTCCAATATGGGTCTGGAGAAGGCAGAGACTTACCTAAAACAAAAGATAATGTTTTGGGCGTTTCCGATTTAAGTAAGATTTTAAGCGCAAATCAAACTGGTTTTTCTGGCGTCGCTTTTACAGTGTTTCCAGAAAGAGTCGCTGAAGGCAGAATTATTTTTGATTGCTATTCAATAACATCGAATAAAGATCTTTTGTATATAGATGTTTATACTGGAAGCGGGGCTGGATTTTTACCTGATGGTGAAAATAATTCAAATTTTCTAAAAGCTCTTCAACTGACCTCAACAAGATCTTATCTTAATACTTTTTCTTTAAGTGAATTAGATGGTTTAGAGGTTAACAAATGGCATTATTTCAGATTCGTAGCTTGGGACGATTTCGGACCCGGTCCATTTACTGATGTATACAGCGGTTATCTCACTCCTGCGCCTATCGAGGATACGACTATTGCTGCTCAAAAAGTAGTTTTAAACAGTCGAGCTAATGAAGAAAACGAAATTGCAGCAACATCAATGTCCAGAAATTATAAATATAAAATAGTCTTTGTCGGCACAACTAATTGGAAGCAAATTGGCGCTTCTGAAGAGGTCATTGGTCATGAATTTATTTATAATGGAGCAACAGTTTCTGGCACAGGTAGAGTTAAAATGATAGAAATTCCTTATCAAGTGACTCCAGAAGATTTGAATGTGGGCATGATAAAAGCTGACACAAAGAGCGATTCGACAATGGTAGTCCCAACTGATGTCGGCGGTGGACAATCGCTAACAGTTGTTAATCAAGGTACGGACAATATATACGTAAAAGATTCAAATGGAGAACAAATAGCCGTCATCAGACCTGATGAGAGACTTGAACTCATCAAGGATGATGACGGCTGGATTGACCCTAGAGGTAATATCCTAAGCCTTGAGTAATTAGAACTTCATATCAAAGACAGATTCATCAATCTTATTGTCAACGCCTTTGACATAAGAAGAGATTTCTGTCTCTTGAGGAGCTACTTGGATCTTTTTGCTATCATAGAAACTGTCTAGCCAGCCAGCAAGGGGATTGCCCTTGACATTATAAATCTTTTTATAACCCATGGAAGTGAGCCTATTATCAGCAAGCCATTCAACGTAACGCTTTAGGGAATCGGCAGTGAGGCCAATTAGACTACCCTTTGAGAAAAGATAATCAGCCCATTCTTTTTCGGACTCAACGGCCATTCTATAGGCTTCATAGATCTTATCTTCATTCTTTTTAATGATGTCTTGAAACCCTTCCTTTGGCTGATCACGAAGGGCTTTTAGGATATTTTGAGTGATAGCGACGTGAAGATTTTCGTCACGGGAGATAAGATTAATGATCTTGGCGTTGCCCTCCATCTTCCCACGATATCCAAAGTAGAATGAGCAGGCAAAGGAAACGTAAAAGGTTACGCCCTCCGTAATCTGGGTTGCAAGAAGAGCTTCAAATATCTGCTGCTTCGGATCATCGCTCTTTGTGTTAAGTAGGGCGTCATAACGGCTAGAGATAGCTTGAGCCCTCTTTACGATTTCCTTATCTTCCAAGATTGAATCAAAGAATTTAGTAGCGTCTGGGTGAATGTTTTGTAGAATGTATGTATAACTATTGCTATGAATAGTCTCAAAGAAAGACCAAACGTTCATGCAGATCTCAAGCTCTGGATTACTAACATAGTCTGACAGCGAATTAATGCTACGAGACAGCATAGAGTCTGTCATTGTTTGGAACCGCAGATTGCTATCGAATACAAACTTCTCTTCTGGAGAAAGCATTTTGTAATCAGCGGCATCCTTTGTAAGATTTACCTCCTGTGGACGCCAGAAAAAATTAATCTGCTGGTCATACAGTTCGTAAAACTTAGGATACTTGAGACGATCATATCGCTGGATAGCCAAGTCTTCTCCGAGGAAAAGCGGCTGCTTGAGCGAATCTAGATTAACGGTATTAAGGACAGTTTTCATTGTTATAGGGTGCAAGCTCCACCGGCACATCCTTCGGTTTCTTCTTGCGGTTCTGATTGTGGTTGTGGTTGTTGTTC